CGAATACCCCAGCAACACCGAGCATGTGGAACGGATGCATAAGGATATTGTGTTCTGCTTGGAATACGAACATAAAGTTAAAAGTACCAGAGATACCAAGAGGCATACCATCACTGAAACTCCCCTGTCCGAAAGGGTAAACGAGAAAAACCGCTGCGGCTGCTGACAATGGAGCTGTGTAAGCTACAAATATCCAAGGTCTCATGCCTAGTCGGTATGAAAGTTCCCACTGTCTACCAGCATATGCTGCTACTCCTATTAAGAAGTGAAAGACAATGAGTTGATATGGTCCGCCGTTATATAGCCACTCGTCCAAAGTGCCAGCTTCCCAGATCGGGTAAAAGTGCAGTCCTATTGCGTTAGAGCTTGGAACGACAGCTCCAGATATAATATTGTTCCCATATAATAAGGAGCCGGAAACAGGCTCACGTATGCCGTCTATGTCTACAGGCGGTGCTGCAATGAAGGCGAGTATAAAGCAAGTGGTTGCAGTTAATAAGCAAGGTATCATAAGCACACCGAACCAGCCTAGATATAGGCGGTTGTCGGTGCTCGTGACCCACTCGCAGAACTTCTCCCAATTACTAGGAGAAGCTTCTCTACTGAGTTGGATTGTTGCCATTTAATTAAAACGAATATTTAGCACCTAATTTTGTGCCATAGCTATTTGTTGTTTCTTCATCAAAAAAGTTGGAGAAAGCTAGTTCACCATAAACTTTGATCTTTTCTGTTGCAGCTACAGAGCCACCAAATTTACCAGAGAAATTAGAATCAGAATCATCAACTCCGTCTACTGAGTTAAGTGTTTGTCCACCTTGGATATACCAATCAAGTGAACCTAATTTGTTTTCGTAACCAATGTGTAAATCAGTTGCTCTAGACTTATAATCTGAACCAGCATAAGAAGCATTAGTCTCTACGTTTACATAAGGACCAGCTAAAACTGGAGATGATAAAGCAGCAGTTGCTGTAAGTACAATAAATTTTTTCATTAAAATATTTAAGAATAAAAAAAAGGTGGCGAGTTACGATATGATTCGGGTCGCCGCTTTTTCTTTTAAAATATTCCTGGAATTATTTGACCTGTAGTTACGTAAGCTCCTACAGCTGCTACGAAACCGAGCATTGCTGCCCAGCCATTGAATCTTTCTGCTTCGGGTGTCATAATTTTTTGTTTTGGTATTATTTGTATAGGGGGTTCATACGCATATTCGTTTTCAAGTAGCGTATCTAAATCTTTTGTTTTCACTTTTTATTATTTTCTAACATTTCTTTATACCTCTTTCTAAAGTCAGCTGGCATATCACCATACCCAAAATTATCTGGGGATTGCACACAAATACCTTTTTTATTCCGGTAAAAACCAGCGGGACAAGGTTTCCTAGCTGCCTTAGTTGGTTTGTCTGTTTTACTTTTTTTCATTTTCCTTTTTTAGGTGGTCTACCTTTTTTAGTTCCGTAGGTTCCTTTTCCTTGGGGTGCCATAATTAAAAATCTAAATCTGAACGTTCTAATTTTGCTGCAATCTCTCTTCGATAAGCAGGGTCTCTGTCATAACGAGAATCACTCATAGCTTCTACTAATTGTGCTTGACTTCTAAAGACATCACCGCTTGTATCAGCAGCTTTACCTGTTAATCTTCGTCCTTCATAACCCATAGCATTTTCATATTTAGATTGTAAAGCATCAACACCTAATTGAATAGCTGCTGCATTACCTGTACCAACTACATCATCAAATGCTCTGATCTCTTCAGGTTTAAGATTTTGAGAAGCCCAATTAACTAAGTTATTATATTTAGTTTCTCCGCCAACTGAATTTTGTATCTTATTAATTTCAGCAGTAGTAACATCAGCTTCTTCTGATGATGGAGCTGAAGGATTATTTTTTTGATATTCTATATAAGCACTAATTAAATCTTGACTACTAAAGCTTTTAATTTCTTCCAATGTTTGAGGGGATAATTTTTCCCCATTCTCATAGTATTCTTTACTAGCTTTTTCTAATACAGCATAAGTCTCACTATGCTCAGGTGTTTCTTCTTCAGTATCAGTAACTTCTTCTTCTTTAGTAGCTTCAGGTTCTTCTTTATCTCCTAACTTCTTTTGAAGTTCAATATAAGCTTGCTCTAAATCTTCAGCATTTTTATATTTACCAGCAAGTAATTCACCTTGCTCTTTTGCCATTTCCTCCCCGACTTGCAGGGAGTCTTGCTCTTCAGTCGTTAGATTTTCTACATCTGTAGACTGGTCATCTTGTTTAATAGTTAATGTATCAGCCATAATTATTCAACAGGTGGTTGTTCATCTTCGGGCATCAATTGTGGATTTTTAGATGGGTCCATTAAAGGAGTACCAGCCATTTGTCCAGCTTGATCTACTAATGATTGTTGTGCTTGTGCTTGTTGTGCAGCTTGCATTTCTTCTTCTATCTGCTGCTCTGTCTTAACTAGATTCAATATGTCAATACCTTGTGCAGCCGCTAATCTCTTAATTGCTTCTAAAGGATTAATGAATTTCATCAATGCTTCTGGTCCTACTGTTTGTGCAATAGTTCCCATAAATTGAGTTAATGATTCTCTATCTTGTCCTCTACCTAAAGCGTTAACTCCAGCAACTATTGTTGGGCGTACTATATCTTTAGGAAGTTTTGGTATTTGATTGGATCTTTGTAAAACTAATAAAGTTCTATTGAGATAAGGTATTAGGAACTCAACTGTAAGTAGTGAAAATATACCACCTAATTGTTGTTCTAGTTCTAACTGTGTAAGGCGTACCTCTTCAGCTGTAACTCTTTCAGCATTCCTTACGTTTAAAACAAGGAAAGCTTCTAACATTCTTTTCTCTATACCTTGAGCCATCTGTGCAGCTGTACCAAAATCAGCAGTCTTTCCTACTTGGATAACTGCAACGTCTTCTGGTCTACCCTGAACAATTGCTCCGTTACCAGCCTTTGCAATGGTGGCTGGTTTAGTAGTTGAACTTGGAGACACAAGGAAAATAACTTTACTGGCAGCTGCCGCTCCTTCAATAAGAGCTTGACTTAAACCATCAAGTGATTTTAAATCTCCTAAAAATTCTTCTACTCTACCACGACCGTAGTCTTCTCCATCAACCGTATTGAACCGTAAAGGCAACCAGGGACTGGCATTCTTAGGTGCAGTACTTCTTGTATCAGGAATAATTTTATCAAATGCTTCTTGATGCCATACCCATCTACCACTAGATTTATCTAGTTTAACCATGGTGTATATAGTTACATCATCAGCAACTGAATGTGAATTGTCTACTACTGAATTAGGTTCAGGTTCTGGTAGATCAATATCTAAAACTTTTCTACTTATAAGTTCCTTAGTGACTATGCACAAAACGTTACCATCACCATCACGCTCGACAACATATCTAGTTAAAGGGAAAGTTTTTAATCCATCTTTATGCATGTAAATTAAAGCGTTACCACCAACAATTAAATGTTTTAATGCTTGGTGTATAGCAACCCTATCATTACTAGCAGCTATATAATCCATGATCATTCTCTCCATCTTTGAGAAAGAGAGATCTAATTCACTTCTTATCTTAGGATCTAATTCTTCTCCTAACTTATCGTCACGTACCTGTAGCTTGAAGAAACTTGTCTGTGGTGGTAAGACAGCCAACATAAGTTTGGCTGCCAATGTCACTACACACTTGGCTCCAACTGATTGCCAAGGTACTGCTAATGATTTGTGGTTTGGTCTTGATGATATATCGTCATCAATTAAATACGGCAACGTGAGTTCAGAACATTGAACTGCTTTATCGAGGAACTGTCGTCTAGCAGAACTAAGCTGATTATATTTTTCACGAGCGTTCACTATTGTAACCCTCCAGAGGTATTTTGATTTCCTGTATTTACTGATCCTTGTGCTCCAGAAGTAGCTGGATCTTGTCTGTCTTTATCTATTCTTAAATCTTTTGTACTACCTTTCTTACCTTTCTTCTGTCCAAGTCTAGATTGAGATTGTTGAACATTAGGGTTAACTGGCTTTGTTTGAGCTTCAGGTAACTCTTCAGGTGGTGGTGGGGGTAAGGGAGCTGGTGGTGGTGGGGGTAAGGGAGCGGGGGGAGCAGGGGGTTTAGGTCTTGGCCAACACATTTTAAATTTCGTCCTCCATAATGGATTTTATATATTCTATAACGCTGGATTGTCCAGCTCTATACATAATTGTATTTATGTCTTCCTTCGGATGGATTGGTTTCCATCCAAAGTTTTCCTCAAGTCTTACTAACAGCTTGTCTAACCTTTCGTTATGAAGCTTAAGAGTATTGAGGGAGATTTGTGTTTGCATGTTCAAAGAAAGCTGGCATTCGAGCAGCTTTTGTGTCATTAAACTCTGGAGCTTTGCCTTCATACATAAGACGATCACTAGCATCGAGCCAAAATTTTTTGCTCAAATATCTATCGGCATGATCATTCTTAAGTGGTTGCATTATCCAGTTAATTGTTGCCTTCCTTAGTTTATCTAAAGAAGGGCTTGATGTAAGACCAAGCTCTGCACATACCAAACTGTTTGTTGCTACATGGATTTGCTCGTCTCTAGATATATCTGCACTAACAGTTCTTAATCCAGCATCACCATTAAATCTAAAGAAAGGAAGTAAGACAAAAAAGATTGCTCTTTCTATTACTAATGCTTTCAATATTGTGTGATCTGGATGTTCTATCCATGCATCTCGTAGGCGTAATGCCTCTGCTTCAGCTTTATCATCTACGCCTATAGCGTTAGCGATATATCCTAGTGCTAAGTCGTGGTTGTCTTCATCTTTTATGTTTGATTCCAAAAGTTCTCTACTTTTCTTAGGAATCTCAGAGAGTGAATCAGATACAAACGAGCCAACCGGACATTCCATGTTGCGTACAGCGAGAGCACGGTACACGGTTTCTTCTGCACCATATTTAAGTGTTCCTTTGGTGGTTTGGACTGGTGTCCATTTTCGTTTTCTTTTTAATAACTTTTCGTAGGGGTTCATTGTTGACAGTCGCAATTAATTTCATCAGGTTTATTGCTCATTAACTCTGCCAAGTAATCGTCAACTTCTGACTGATCTAATGCAGCGTATGCATCAGACTTATCTTGAGTGTCGCCCATTACTTGTAAAGAATAATAG